CCTGCGCTGGCCTGCGCTTGGCCTGCGAAGGTAAACGGGCTGCGCTCGTAGGCCACCGCGTTGATGGCCCGCAGGCTGATCGACCGGATGCCTGTGTGCGTGGGCAGGCTGAGAGGATAGCTTATGGTCATGCGTAGCCCAACCCGTTGACAGAGCGGCGCTGTGCGTCAAACACAGCCGCCTTCGTTATTTCAACATTCTGCCGCAGCATACCCTGAATTTCAGAGCGGTTCACGCCATTTCCGAAGGTGTTATTTTGGATGACCGTGATGCTGGAACCGGCAGACTGACCGCTGCGCGTGTGATCCACGACCGTTTCGTTCGGGTGCAGAATGGCAGGGAAGCCGCCGCGCCCGTCCACGCCACCAGAGCGAGCGCCAGCGCCCGTGAAGCCGCCACCATCGAAGGTTGGCGTTAAGGCTCGCATCATCATTCCCGCCAAGCCGGTGCCTTTCTCCCACGAGCCGACCAGTTTTTGAACGACCAGAACCTCGAACAGCTTGGCGATGATTGCCTTTGCCATATCGCGGAAAGCGTCCTTGGCGGTTTTGGTGCCGTCGATGATGGACATGAAGCCCCGCGTCAGGCTCGCCTCTATGGTGCTGCCCAACTCCTTCATGCGTTCATTCATGGCCTCAATTTCCGGCAACACGACTTCCGGTATCGTCGCACCTACCCGCTTGAGCGTATTGTCAACGTCATCAGCCGCGTCATCAAGTTCTGAGACTATGCTGATTGCACCCTTGAAATCTGAGCCGGTGATTGTTGACGCGACCCGCTTGGCGTTTGCGGATGCTTGATTGAATTTGTCACGCAGTCCGGTTATGAGAACGCCCATTTGGTCTATTTCATTTTGCGTCTCTCTATCAACGACATCCCCCATTATAAATTGAGGAACGCCGCCAACGGTCGCTTGCTCTTGTAGAGCCTTTGATGCAGCCAGTTCAGCTTCAAGCAAAACCATATGGGCTTCTGCCGCTGCGAGTGTGTCGCTCGCATACTGCTTCATGTCATTCGCCGCAGCGATGGCCGCAGAGCCAGCGGAAGGTGCGCCGGTTTCATAAAACAGTTTCAGTTGATCGTTCATCAGCTTGGCTGTGAACTCGGCATCAATCATTGCCGTGTCGGCTTCCTTCGTATTGTCTCGAAACACGAGCCAAGAAGCAGCCGCGCCGCCAACCAGCCCCCAAAGCAGTCCAATCGGCCCGCCGAGGGCAACCACGGCGGCTCGGGCAACCGTCACGACTGCGGTGAAGTTTTTGACCGCAATCATCGCAGAGACAATTCCGGCCACCCATTGCCCAGCAAAGAAGCCCGCTAGAGCAACCGAGACGCGGCCAATGGTCGCCAGATTTTCAATGATGGCCGTGAGAGCATTGGAAAAAGGGCTTCCCTGCTTGGTGATATTCGCCATTGCGTTGGCAAACGCTTCCAGCGATGGCGCGATCTGCGCTGCAATCCTATTTCCCAGCCCCGTCATAATCAGCTTGAGGCGCGACAGGGCGTCATTGGTGCGCTCAATCTGATCCGCGTCCACCTCCGAAACGGCAACGCCGAAGTCTTCGATGTCCTTGATGGCCTCATCTAGTGTCGCAGAATTGATCCGCGACATAGCAATCGAACCTTCCTCACCGAACAGCAGACCCGCGACCGCTGCTCGCTGCGCCGCTGGCACGAACTCCTCAATGGCATCGTTGATCGCTCGGACGCGCTGATCCAGAGGCATCTTCAACAGGTCGGCGGCTTGCAGGTTCAATGCTTTCAACGCAGCAACGGCAGGACCGGTGCCAGACGCTGCTTGCGAGAGCCTGCGGGTCAAGTCCTTGGTGGCCTGCTCAATGCCGGTCATCTGAACGCCAGCCAATTCACCAGCGCGAGCGAGAACCTGCATACTCTCGACCGTGGTGCCGAGCGATTGTGCCAGCTTGGCTTGAGCGTCAACCGTATTGAACGCGCTCTTGGTAGCCAACGCCAGAGCGCCACCTATGGCGATGCTCATTCCGACCGTTACACGCGCAATGGTCGCTCTGAATTTTTGCAGTCGGTTCTCTGCTTCAGAAAGGCCATCTTTCAGACCTTTGGTATCTGCGCCGATCTTAACTTTGAGACTTGGAAGCATTGAAACGATCCGCCATCTTCTTGAGCCGTTTTGCATCCGCGCGGCTCAGTTTCCTCTTTGCTGCGCCAGCGTTCCGCTCTTGATGTGCTTTATATAGCCACCAAAAATGACGCGGCTTCATCTTCCAAAACTCTGACGGCGATACGTTCAGAGCCGAGACTGCTATGCAGAAACAGCCTTCAACGAACCGCCGACTGGCTTTCCCTCGTCTGCATCGCCCTCGCCAACCGGAGCGCCGTCCATCAGGATTTCAATGAGGGCATTGATCGCGGAAATGGCAATGAGGTTTTTCGTTTCATCGCCGCCCTTCTTGATCTCAGACATCATTTCCTTGTGGATCGTGTCGGGCGAGACTTTGCCGCCTGCGAAATTGATCATGGCAGCAAAGCACTTCGCCAGCTTGCGAAACTTTGGCTTTGACGACATTTCAGCAAGTTCGGAGAGCGTGACGATTTCCTCAATCACCTCTCCGACCTCAAAGGCTTCGTTGTCCGCAATGACGAACTTCTCGCCTTTCCATTCAAGCTGGATGCTCATCAAATTGCCGTGGTGTAGGTCCACGCGCCGCTGGATTGCAGCGAAGCCGTGAACGTGACCGCGCCATCATGCGAGCCGTCTTCCGAGTAATTGGCAAGGAAGAAATCGCCAGAGATGTTGCCACCGTCCGCAAAGTCCAGCGTGATGTCTGACAGCAGAAGGCCGCTATCCGCGCCAAGCGCGAGATCGCGCATCACTTTGTCGGTCCATATGCCGCTGACCGAGATGTCCAGCTTGCGATTGCCCGAGAAGCCAGCCAGTTCGCGGAAGCCGCCGCTGGAAATGTTCGAAATGTCCACGGGGGAATTGTCCACCGAAATCGAATTGGTCTGTGCGCCAGCGATTGCGGTGGCTCCTTTTTTGACCAGAAGGTCGCGTCCAGTATCAGCCATGAGAGGCACTCCTTAGTTTCTGAGCCGATGATATAGCAAAAATGGCCGCAACGCTATGGCCTAGTGAACCAGACGCGGGCCATCAGCATCCCGCGCTTGGTTTTTCCGTCAGGGTCGCGCGTGTATGTCACGCTTTCCACCTTCGTCAAAACGTGGCTGGCAGAGGGGATAGTCAGGGACATATCGTTGAGCGCATCGACAATCTCGGACCCGATCTCCTTCACCTCAAGCAAGTTTCTCGACCGCGACCAGATGTCGATCTGGCACAGGGCGATGGTTCCCTCTGTCGTTTTCGTATCCCATCCCGTGAGTGTGTCTTGGCCGATTGTGACAAATGGGAAATTGCTTTCATCTTCGCTGTCGAGAGCCTGTGGCACGTCAGCATAGACGCCCTTGATCTTCGACATCAACGCCGACGAGCCAACGAGCTTCGAGTAAATTCCGCGCTGCAATCCATCGCCGTTCATGGGGCCGACCTCCTGATAGCATCAATAACACGCGCAATGAATTTGGGCTGAATGCGCTCGACAGCCGGAACCCACGCAGGGCGCTGTATGATGCGCATGGTGCCAAATTCGAGCATTGGCCCATATTCAACATCCGAAAAAACTTCTGCTGACAGCGGGCCGGTGCTGCGGAAGGTGATGGAGTTGACCAAGCGCCCTGTGTCAACCGCAGGCGGTTCGTTTGGTGCCGATGCGCGATGCTTGATGCCGCTTGGCTTGGTGTAGACCTTGCCAGTTGGAGTGCTGCGGTGCATGGCCTTCTGAATGTCCGTGCGGATCGCAATGCCAGCGGCGTTGACCTCCTTGCCAACTTCGCGCTGGGCGTCTGCGGATAGCTTGCGAAGCGCCCTCTGCAATTCCTCGCCGCCGTCCAGAGTGACAACCCTCGTCATGTTGCCGCCCCGCCATCCACGTCGATCTCCATCCAGCGGTCGCGCAGTTCCAGATTGTTGATGAAGCGAATATTGTGCTTTTTCGAGCGGAACACGATGCGGTCACTTTCGCGCAGGCCCGCGATGTATCGAATGGCAATGCGCCAGCGCGTGGTCGTTTCCAGTCGGTCAGAGGCATAGCGCTCCGAGCCGGAAACAGCTTTCACATAGGCGCGGGTCGTGGTCAGGGTCGTCCACGCCTCGCTATAGCCGCCTGCCCCGTCAGAGGTCAGCGAGCGCCGCTCAATCGTGATTGGCTCGCGCAGCATCCCAGCATTGTATTTATCGCAGGTCAAATCCGCTCCTCCCAAACCACAGATGCCGTCATGTCTGCACCCGAGCCGCTGATATAGGACGCCGTGACGACGAATGTGTCACCGGCCACCATGTCGATGTCCAATTCCTCAAGGTTGATCTGGCTGGACCCGCTAGGGCCGATCACATAGGTGCCGAGAACGGAAGAGCCTGAAACCGTGGTGCCGCTGGAATTGACCAGCATGATGCTCTCGTCCTCTTCTTCGTATGTCCACTGCGGCGTTCCGGCGATGGCGGCGTTCTTGTAGACCCTGAAAATCGCCCCCTTCGTGCTATCTGTCGCAATGGCAATCGACTTGATATACGCGATGCCCGCGTTGGCGCGGGCTTGGAATTGATAGCGGGTTTGCAGCGACAGCACGACCCTTTCTGTGGTGACGGTTGTTTTCGTTCCGGCGTGACCGAATGGACGCCACGACCCCGAGCGCCCTTGCAGCGCCAGCATCCCAGACGCCCCCGCCACTGTCAGGTCCGTGGTCGATCCGAGCGATGCCGCAACCCAGCCGACACGCATTGATGGGTTGTTGAAATTCGGCTTGGTGTGTTCGTTGGCATAGTCGATGACGTGGACAAGCTGAAAGTCGCGGATCGCAGGATTGAAGATGCTGAACTTCAAGGGGCCATAGCCGAGATAGGCGTATTCCATCTTGAAGATGTTGCCCTTGGTGTGATCCAGCCAAGGGCAGGTGTCCTCGCTCCAATTCGCTTGAGGTGTCCACTCTTCCACCTTGGTCGCGCCTGCGTGAGTGCGGGCGAAGGTGCCTGCGAGCGGCCCAGTGCTGGCGATCAGCGAGTAGGCGTTATTTTGCGAACCATCGCCGCGATACTGGAAAACCACGCGATTGTCTGCGGCCTGAATATTCCAAAGGCTCGCCGCCGCACCGGCACGAAGCCCCGCCGCAATCTCCTGCGCGTTGACCGCCGCAGAGGCGTTTGTCACGCTCGCCGTGTAGAGAACGCCATTCAGCGTGACATTCGCTGTGGCTGCGGTGTTTGACGGCGTGTTGATCGTCAGTGTGCGAATTTCAAAGCCGCCGTTGTGGCGGTGCATGACGCCGAAACTGGTGCCATTATAGCCGAAAAACATCCCGTTGATGGCCGAGAACATCCCGCAGGTCTGCAAGCTATTCGCCACTGGAGCCGAGAACCGCGCAGTCACGCGGCACTCAGCGCCTACGCCCGCGATGTAAACCATAGGGCGCTTCGACCAGAGGACCGCATAGCCGCCCACGCTGGTGCCGGTGGTCAGGATAAAATCGCCCTCGTTGGTCGTGATGCTGCCGCCTGTGGCCGTGAATTGCTGCGTGTTGTCCCGCGCCCCATAGACGCCGCTGATGTTCACAACCGGATGCAACTCGGTTATGAGGTTGTCTCCGAAGGCCGACTTGCTGCCCTTGGCTAGATTGGCGGCATGGGTTGTTGAGTGAATTGTTTTCATCCCCTGACCCCCACAATGTCACCGCTTCCCATGACCCAAACGCGCTGAACATTTGGCGTGAAGCCGGACCCTTCGAAGTCCCACCCATCCGCCCAAGTGCGGAGAACCGTTGCCGGATCAGA